GGGCGCGGCGCCCTGGTCGCCACGTCCGCCGGTGTCGCCGTGGTGGCTGGCACGCTGGTCGATGGGACGACCACCTCGCCCATCGTCGGCGAGGCAGCCGGGCAGGCCACGGCCCAGGGCGAGCTCACGGCCCGAGGGGCGCTCCAGGGCGCGACGTCTGGCTCCGCAGCGACCGCTGGCACCCTGGCGGCTCTGGGCGCGCTGGCGGGGGCCTCTGGCGGCTCCGCTGCCGTGGCCGGGGATCTCGTCGCCCGCGCCGTGCTCGTGGGCGAGGCGGCTGGGGCCGCGGTCGTGGCTGGCACGCTCGAGGCCCAGGGCGAGCTCGAAGCAGCAGCGGCAGGCGCGGCCGTCGTCAGCGGCACGCTCGTCGACGCGACCGAGGGGCAGATCGCAGGCACGGCTGCCGGGCAGGCGACCGTCAGCGGCACGCTCGTCTCTGAGGGCGTGCTGGCAGGCGCTGCGCTGGGCGCTGCCGTGGTCGTCGGCGCTCTGTCTGGCCGGACCCAGCTCGAGGGCTCCACCAGCGGCCTGAGCGTCGTCGCGCCGGCCACGCTGCTCGGCCTGGGCGAGCTCGATGGCCAGGCGGACGGCCTGGCCGCCCTGTCGGGCACGCTCGACGCCCGCGTTGGCGGAAACGCCCTGGGCTTCGCCGTCGTCGTCGGCACACTCACGGCCCAGGGCGAGCTCGAGGGCGCCGTCTTCGGGCTGGCGACCGTCTCCGGCCTCGCCGAGCCGTCGGGCCAGGGCTGCTTTGAGAGCATCGGCGTCATTGCGCGCACGCGCTTCGAGATTGAGGTCGTGGCCCCGTATCCGAGCGTTCTGCCGGTCGTCTACAGCAACGAGCTCGAGGTCGACGGCTCCGGCGTCCCGCTGCGCCCCGACGGCGTGCATTGCGAGGTCGACATCGTCACCGGGGCCAACGCCCAGGTCGCCACGAGCGGCCGGCGTGTCGTCTGGCGCAAGGACGGCTGGCTCGAGGCCCGCGTGCATGTCCCCATCGACTCGTCCTGGGGAGTCGCAACGGATCTCGCTCGCCGCATCGAGGCGGCCTTCACCACCGCGATCTCGAGCAGTATCCAATGGGCCGCGGCGACCTCCGAGGTCCTGGGCCGCGAAGGCGCCTGGTACACCATCGAGGTCCGCTGTCCCTTCCACGTCTTCGAGACACGAGATCGGCCAGCAGGGGCAAGCGAGGGCGAGGCCGAGCTCGAGGACGTCTTCGCCATGATCGAGGCCCGGCTCTGGGCCGAGGTCTTCGACGGGGCCGGCGTCATGGTCGGCTGGCCCAACATCAGATTCGAGCCGCCCCACGCCCTGCACGCGGCCGTGGTGCACCTGCCAGGCGAACGTATCCGCCTGGAAAGGGGCGTCGAGAGCCACTCTCGGCCAGGGGTCACGATCGTCGACCTCATGGTCCCCATCGGAGAAGGCGACCAGCCAGCGGTCGCACTTGGCGACCTGGTCGTCGATTCGATGTCCTCGGTCCGGCAGGATGGAGTCCTACTCGAGGCGTCCAACCTCGAGCGCCTGGGCCGGGCCGGCCCTTACTACCAGGTCCAGGTCACGATTCCGTGGCAAGGGACCGTCGTAACCACCTGAGCCCAGGAGCCCAACCATGCCTTTCGGAATCAGCGCCGATACCAGCCTGGTCGCCCTCGAGATCGTCCCCGAGGCGTCCTTTGGCGTCACCCCCGTCACGCCCGCGATGGAGGCCTTGCGCACCACCGGCGAGACCCTCAAGCAGAACACGTCCACCGACCGCGAGAACGAGCTGCGCGGCGACCGTCAGCCCGGCTTCATCACCCGCACCAACGTCAACGCCGGCGGCGACACCAACCACCTCTTGAGCTACTCCGCTCTCGACACCCTCATCGAGACGGCGCTGCTCTCTTCCGTCTGGACGGCGGATCAGTCGATCGCCGCCGGCAACTTGACGGTCGCCGTCGGAGACCTCACGAACGCACCCGTCGTCAAGGGCTTCATCGGTGGTGGAGACGACGCATTCCTCGGCCTGGCCCCGGGCGACGTCGTCCAGGTCGGCAAGGTCAACGCCTTCGCCACCCCGGCCAACAACGGGCTCTTCCGCGTCGTGGCAGTCGAGCACAGCGACAGCCCGACGACCGAGAACGACGAGCTCAGGGTGGAAGGCCTCACCACGCTCGTCGACGAGGCCAACCCAGGCGGCTCGGGCGTCGACTTCGACATTCCGAGCTATGCCGAGAACGGCGTGGTCTGCCGGTCGCACACGATCCGCCGGCGCTACCTCGACATCGGCACCGTCTCGGTCTTCACGGGCCTGGCCATCGACGCCTGGAACATGCAGGTCGGGGCGCAGGGCAACGTCGAGAGTAACTTCACATGGCTCGGCAAGAACGAGAGCAGCGTCGACATCGCCGGAGCGACCGTCACCACGGCGCCCGCGTTCAAGCCGTACAGCGGCGTAGACAACGTCCAGGGCATCCTCGAGAACGGCGAGGTCATCGAGCTGCGCGACGTGTCCCTCGCCCTGGCGAACGGCCTGCGCGAGCGCAACATCATCGGCACGCTCGGGCCCAACGACCTCGGCGTCAGCACGCTCGCGCTCTCTGGCAGCCTGGAGTTCTACTACTCCGCTGGGCGCGAGGTCATCTACGACCGATACCTCGACTTCACCGGCAGCCGCCTCGCGATCGTCATGGCAGACGCGGATGGCCAGGGGTACTGGTTCGACATCGGCGACATCAACTTCGACGACGGCCAGCGCAACGCACCGCAGGGCGATGACGACGTGCTCGGCACGCTGTCGTGGGCTGCGAACCGCGAGACGCTGACCGACCGCACCTTCCGGGTCTACCGCACCACGGCAATCCCGGTCGCGTAAGCAGCACCGCCTCAAGCCCCCCTGCAAGGAACGCACCCACCCATGCCCAGTTTGAACAGAACCCGAATCGACCGCGACGCCGAGAGAAGTGGCGTCTGGAAGGACTACGCGAAGGCGCGCGGGATCCGCGTGCAAGTCGCTCGCTGGGGAAACCCTGAGCACACCGAGCTCCTGAAGGAGCTGTCACTCGCGCGCCAGCCTGAGATTCAGGCCCTCAACGACGCGAAGAGGGCCGCCGAAGCAGCGGGGCTCCCGGCTCCATCGCATGAAGACGAGGGCGTGCTGCGCGAGATCAACGCCGAGGCGATGGCCAAGACGCTGCTCAAGGACTGGTCGGGCGTCACCGAGACCGACGACGCCGACAGCCCCGAGGTCCCCTACCACTGGGAGGCCGCGTATGCGTCCTTCATGGACCGGGAGCTCCCCTTCTATGACGACATGCTCGAGCTCACGATGGCCGAGGCGACCTTTCGCAAGAACGCCGCGGATACCGCCCGGGGAAACTGACTGGGCTCCTGTCCTGGGAGCTCAAATGGAACCGAACGCAGCGCGACCGCGACTTCTGGAAGCGCGTGTCGAAGCGCCACAAGGTCGAGGGCTACGACGCCAAGCCCGAGATCGACTGGCTCCAGGCGGACACGCTCGACGCCTGGCGCTGCCTGCGCGCGACGCTCGACGGGCCCGAGCAACGCATCGGGATCGGGCAGCTACGCGACTGGTGCGAGCTTATGGGCGTCCGGGCTCTCGAGCGCAGGCGCGCGTTGTTCGACGACGTCCTGGGGCTCGAGGACACCTGGCGCACCTGGTCGAGTGGGGAACGATCGAAGGCTCAAACGGTAGCCGGAAAGGGAGTGTCCAATGCCCACGCTGAGGCTCGGGATCGACGCGCGCGGAGCTCGCTCGGGAGCCCGTGAGTTCAACCGTGCGGCCGGCACGGTCACCAAGTCGGCGAAGTCGGCAGGCACCGCGGTCCGGGGGCTGGTCGGAGCAATCGGCGCCGGCGTCGCCATCCGCCAGGTCGCCAGGATCATCGGCAAGTTCGAGGAGTCCATCGTCACCCTGGGCGCCGTCGCGCGTGCGTCCGAGAGCCAGCTCGAGGACCTCACCAACACGGCGCGCACGCTCGGGGCCACGACGCGCTTCTCGGCCCTCGAGGCGTCTGAGGGGCTGACGTTCCTGGCGCGCGCCGGGTTCGACGCCGACGAGTCCATGGCCGCCATTGGTGCCACGCTCAACCTGGCGCAAGTCGGGATGATCGACCTGGGCAAGGCCGCCGACATCGCGTCCAACGTCGTCAGCCAGTTCAGCCTGGACGCCGATCGCACCGTCGAGGTCGTTGACGCCCTGGTCATCGTCAGCAACCGCGCCAACACAAACATCTTGCAGCTGAGCGAGGCGCTCAAGTTCGCCGGACCCATCGCCGGTGCCTTTGGGAACACCGTCGAGCAGACATCGGCCGCGCTCGGCGTGCTGGGAGACCGCGGCATCCAGGGCACGCTCGCCGGCACCGGGTTGCGCACGGCGTTGCTCAAGCTGGCGGACCCGACCGAGCGAGCTCGGGACACCATCCACGACCTCGGGCTCACGATCGAGTCGCTCAGTCCCGAGACCAACGACATCATCACGATCTTCGGGCGGCTCGGGGCCGCCCAGGCCAAGGCGAGCGACCTGGGCCGCATCTTCGGGGCGCGCACCGCGGCCACGGCGATCATCCTGAGCCAGTCGGTCGACCGCGTCCGCGAGCTCGAGGAGGCCACCGAGGCCTACGCAGGCGAGGCCAAGGAAATCGCCGATCTCCAGGACGACACGCTGGTCGGGTCGTTCAAGGCGCTCACGAGCGCGGCCACCGAGCTCGTGCTTGCGCTCGGCGACGGCGGCCTGGGCGGCGCGTTCCGGTCTGTAACCGTGGTCGCGACCGACACGCTGCGCGTGCTGTCCGGCATCGAGGTCGAGGGGCAGGAGGCGAGCGCGGCTGCTGCCGTGCTGGCCACGAGCATCAAGTTCGCAGCCGGCGCACTCGCGGCCTTCGCTGCGATCCGCGCCGGCACCTTCCTCTTGGGCCTCACCAGGAGCCTCATAGCGGCCACGGCTGCGACCAACGGCCTCAGCGTGGCCACCGGCGCAGCGACTCGCGTGAGCGCGCTCGGCCGGGCCTTCGCGGCGCTCTCCAGCCCGGCCGGCCTGGTCATCACGGCCGCAGGCCTGGCGGCCGCGGCCTTCGTCGACATGGGCACCGAGGCCGAGAAGCTCGAGAAGACCCTCGAGGGCGTCGGGGCGGGCGTGTCGGATCTCGACGATGCTCTCCAAAGGCTGGCCGAGAACCGGGCCGCCGTCGCCCAGGCGGCAGAGCTCGGCGACACCGAGGGCGTCGTCAAGGGCATCGCGGCAGACATCGGCATCCTCAACGACCAGGCTGAAAAGCTGAGGTTGCAGATCGAGAAGCTCGGCGAGTCGGGAGCCACGACAGACATCGCCAAGGCTCTCGGCCTGGGCCTCGAGCAGAGTGACATCGACTTCCTCGCCGGGGCAGCGCGCCTCGAGGTCCGCAACGCCTTCGCGGACGCAGCCGCCGATGACCTCATCACTCCGGCCGAGGCCCAGGGCCTCCGCAAGACGTTGCGCGCGGCATTCGACGACGAGGGCGGCCTCTTCGGCGCGGACATCGACGCCTTCATCGAGGGCCTCACCCGGGCGCGCGGCATCTCGTCCGGGATGGGCGTCGGCGGCCTCGTGCTCCCCGACCTCGATCCCGACGAGATCCTGAACCAGTTTGAGTCGCGCTTCGACCTGGCGCGCGTGCGTACCACCGGCATTCTCGACCTCATCAACGACCGCATCCGCAGCCTGGGCGAAGTGGCCGGCGATGCCGGAGGGGAGGTCGAGGAGGCGCTCGGCACCAACGTCGTCGACCGGCTCCAGGAAGTGCGCGACGCCATCGCGGACATCGACCTCGAGGGCGCGCTCACCGACCCATCGGCCCGCCTCAAGAGCGCCACCGACCAGCTCAGCGACGCGCTGCAAGCCGCCGGCGTCGACCTGAGCAGCGTCCGCTCGGAGGCCAGCACGCTCGCG